TGAGATGGCTTGCAAAAGTGGGCTTGAGCATAACTGGTTATTCTCCGAAACTGACGGAGAAGACGGGAACGAAGATACGTCCTGAAATAGCGGATGCGGAAGGGGTACGCTTTGATCCCGCCGACTTTGAGGTGGCACAGGAGAGTACACAGGGTGTTGTAGTAACCGATACGGAATCATCCAAACAGGCGGAAGCGGCTTACCTTGAGGAAATCAATTCTCTTATGGAAGAGGATAAAACAAGGCGTAAAGATGCACTTGATGTGATACGGAAGAACGGAAGACTTGATTACAAGTCCATTGTCGCCACCTTCGGTATAGAAGAAGCGCGGAGGTTACGTAAGGCGATAGGTCCCAAGATGTTTGCTAAGGAAGGCGGATTGCACCTCGACAAAGCAGTACAGTTATTAGAGAACTTCACGGGTGCGGAGGACGATAATGAACTGTTCCGCTTCCTGGTGGGCGACCGGGTAAAGCAGTATTCACAGGACGGCATCACCTACGGGCAGGATGGCACGATAGAACTGAACGACAACTTCTACAAATGGTTCGGTGACTCGAAGGTCGTTGACGAAGAGGGCAAGCCGTTGGTGGTGTATCACGGGAGTGCTACAGAAGGTATAGAAATATTTGATACCAACAAACAGAAACAAGGACAAGCAGGGAGAGGATTTTACTTCACTCCTAATCCAGATAGGGCAAACACGTATATTAACCTACAGCAAAAACGTGGGGATGGCTGGGGCAGACAGGTTTACTCAGTCTATTTAACAATGCAAAATCCCTACATCTTTGAGCGTAAGGATATTCCCATGAGTGGGGTAAATCAGGATACCATGAAAAACCTTGGATACGACGGAGTAATCATCACAGATGGTGGTGTTGAAACCGAATATATCGTCTTCTCCCCCACGCAGATCAAATCCATCAACAACGAGGGAACGTGGAACCCGGACGATGCGAATATTTATCATCAGCCTGCCTATCACGGTTCGCCACACAGGTTCGACAAGTTCACGCTTGACCACATCGGCACGGGCGAGGGTGCACAGGCATACGGATGGGGACTGTACTTCGCAGGGGAGAAGGATGTAGCGGAGTGGTATAGGGAAAGATTACAAGAAGAATCGTTTTGGCTTAAGAATGAGAACGGCGATTTATACCAACATACAAATAATGGGTGGGCGTTCAAGGAAAACACTGATGGTGCTTCTTGGTTTAATTTAGACGGCGATGAAGAATCTTCTTTAAACATCCTCAAAGACCATGAGTTCAATTATCGCAAGGCTTTACAAGATATTAATAATGCCATAAAGAACCCTAATACACACTCTCCTGAGTCATACGAATTAGGTGTCCTAATGGACAAGGAAGAGAATTTAAAATCAATAAAAAAGGAATTGAAATATCTTCAAGAATCAGGATTTGAATTAACAGAATCGGGTCAACTCTACGAGGTGGATATCCCCAACGATGATGTCCTGCTTGATTGGGATAAGCCGTTGAGCGAGCAGAGTGAGAATGTAAGGAAAGCGTTGGCATCTCTTAATTATTCAGAAAAAGAGATGGAACCACCTGTAAATGGGGAAAAATTAAACAACGGGTCAACGCTCCGAATAGAGGATGACGGAGAATTTGTTAAATATTTCCTTGATACTGCTGATGGTTTTTCATTCCGTTTAAATAAGGAAGATGTGGCAAGACTTCGGGGAGGCAAGCCTGGAGAAAACTTATCAGGGCAGTCTCTTTACAGGGAACTGGGGAAAGATGAACGTAATCCCTATAGGTTACAAACACCCAACATAGAAGAATCCGCATCCAAATACCTCAACTCCCTCGGCATCAAGGGTATCAAGTACCTTGACGGGACTTCACGCTCAAAGGGTGAAGGCTCCTACAACTACGTTATTTTCGATGACGAGGCTATACAGATACTGAACACGTACTATCAGGAGAACCGTGGCAGCATCGACCTGTCTGATACGAGGGCTATCATACGCCTCATTCAGGCATCGGATATGTCCACCTTCCTCCATGAATCAGGGCATTTGTTCCTGAAGGATATTGAACAGATAGCCCGACAGAAGAACGCTCCTGCATGGGTCGTAAGGGATTACGAGACTATTCTTGACTGGCTCGGTGCGGAAAAAGGGAAACCCCTGACCAATGAACAGCACGAGAAGTTTGCCCGTGGCTTTGAGGCATATCTAATGGAAGGGAACGCTCCGTCATCCGCTCTCCGTAAAGCCTTTGAATCGTTCAAGAAGTGGCTCACAAGCATCTATGCTCATGTTCGTTACCTTAATGTGGATATGAACGACGATATACGCGGGGTATTTGACCGGATGCTTGCGACAGAAGAAGAGATCACGGAGGCGGAGACCCGCAACAGGTATGATTCCTTCCTTGAGGCGATAGGAACGGACATGCTTCCTGACGATGTTATTGAGGGTCAACGGGCTACCGCTGACGAGGCTCACGAAGAGGCATGGCGTTCCCTGTTCAATAAGGCCATGAGGACAACAAAGAAGGCATGGAAGAACCTCAAGAAACAGCAGTTGAAGGATGCCCGTAAAGAGGTGACACGGGAAGTTGAGAACATGCCTGTTTACAGGGCATTGGAAGAAATGTCCAGACCTGTATCAGATGGCGGGATTAAACTGAACCGTGCGGTCATCGTCATGGCTTACGGGGAGGATGTGGCGAACAGGCTCCCGAAAAAGATAATGTCCCAAAAGGGAGCGTACAACGCTGACATGGCGGCGGAGTTCTTTGGCTACAATTCCGGCGAACAGATGATAAGGGATATTCTGGAAGCACAGCCTAAAAGACAGAAGATCAAGGAACTGACCGAAGCAAGGGTATCTGACTGGAATGCCATGATAGAGGGCGGAGACATGGCTGGTCAGGCGGAACGTGAGATAAGGAACGGGACACGTATTGATACCATCATTGCGGAGATAAGCATTCTCCGCCAGATAGCGCAAGGTGTTGAAAAGGACAATATAAAGATAGAAAGGGCAGATGCGCTAAGGCGCAAGGAAGCGGTAAGACTTGCCATAGAATCAGCGGTTGCCTCCATGCACCCCGATAAACTGAATGTGGGAAGGTACTTCCGCCTTGAGCAGAAGGCTATCAGGGATGCGTTCAGGGCAATGGAGAAGGGCGACTATGAAGCGGCGGCTGGATTCAAGGAACAGCAGTTGGTCAATCACCAGATGGCAATAACGGTTATGAAGGAAAAGGCGGCTATCGACAAGATTTCCAAGAAACTAAGGGGGTTAGAGAAGAAACCTCCCAAAGGATTGCCCATAGAATACCTTGACCAGTTGGACGCTTTGTTCGCAAGGGTGTCAATGAAACGTTTGTCCGACAAAAAACTGAGTGAGATAAAGAAGTTGAGCGCATGGATCTCCGGACAGGAAGACGAGAGTCTGGTAGCGGCTATTCCGGAACGGTTAAGGCAGGAGTCATACAAGACCAATGTAAAGGATATGACCGTTCAGGAACTGCATGAATTTGCGAATGCCGTGGCGAACATCATCCACCTGGGACGTTTGAAGGGAAAACTTCTCACAAGCAAGACGGCAAGAGACCTTGAGGCTACGGTAGATATGCTTGTGGCCTCAAAAGAAAAGGCGATAGGGGAAAAGGGCAAACCTAAGCGTCCATTGCATCCTGCGAAAGGGCAACAGTTAAAAGACTGGCTGGGCGCATTCAACGCATGGCACCTGAAGATTGAGTTCCTTTGCAGGGTACTTGATGATTTCAAGGATACAGGCCCGTGGCAGGAGTACATTCATCAGGTGTTCGTCGATGCCGACCAGACGGAGACCCTTCTGAAGGAACAGGCTTACGGGAAACTCCGCGAGATATTGTCCGTCTATTCGGATGATGAGTGGCACGACCTGCAGCATCGGAGACGGCACTTTGCGGCGATAGGGCAGGAGTTGACCAAAGAGGATGTTCTTACCCTTGCTTTGAACATGGGAGCGAAAGAGAACAGGGAGAGGGTCTTGAATCCCAAAGGTACATGGGGATGGACGGAACGGCAGGTATGGGAAGTCCTTGATATTCTGGATGAACGGGACTGGCAGGTCGTTCAGGATATATGGGACCACCTTGAGACATTCTGGCCTGCCATTGAACAATTGCACGTCGAAACGGCGGGATTCCGCCCGGGAAAGAAGGAAGTACTTCCCGTAAAGACGAAGTACGGAGTGTTAAGGGGTGGGTATTACCCCATAGCGTATGACAGCAACCAGTCATTCAAGGCGGCTCAACTGTCCGACAAGAAACTGCATGAGAGTTTCAACAAGGGGTATTCCGCTTTCGGACACACGAATCAGGGGCACACGAAGGAAGCGGTTGAAACAACTGGACTTCCCTTGAGGTTGGGGTTCAACGTTCTCAACAGACACCTTGCAGACATGCTTCACGACCTTGCGTTCCGGAAGGCAGTCATAGACATAGGGAAGATACTCAGGCACGACAGGGTAAGGGATGCCGTTATAGACGCTTTCGGTCTGGACGGGTACAGACAGTTCGTTTCATGGCACAAGGCGGTTGCGTCAACAAGACGGGATCTCTTTGACCCCTTTGCCGCCGCCATCAAGAAGGCACGATACGGAGCGACGATAGTTGCTATGGGGTTCAAAGCATCCGTTATCGTGGCGCAGTTCCTGGGTTACTTCACTTCGGCTCACCTTGTGGGCACGGGGCAGATGGTTATATCCCTCGTCGATTTCATGAGCAACCCGCAAGATATGTGGAACGATACCCTGTCTAAATCGGACTTCATGAGACACCGTAAGGAAGGGTTCGACAGGGATGCCAAAGATGCTCTTGAAAGGATGATAGGCAGGGACGGACTGGTCAGGAAGGTCAACGTGGCGGCACTCCATGCCATAGGTTGGGCTGACATGATGGTATCGGTCCCGACATGGCAGGCCGCTTATACCAAAGCCTTAAGTGAGGGGATATCCGGCGACAGGGCTGTGGCATACGCAGACGGGATGGTCAGGAAGTCACAGGGATCAGGACATACCTATTCATTGGCGGCAGTCCAGAGGGGCGACCAGTTCGGGGAGTTTCAGAAACTGTTCACCATGTATTACTCCTTCTTCAGCGTCCTTTATAACCTCATGTATTCAGAGGTCAAGTATGCCCAATTGAAGGGTGTACAGCCCATGAAGGTTGCGGCGGCGGCTTTCTATCTGGTTATCGCTCCCGCCCTGTTGGGTGAACTTATGACCATGAGGGGGCCGGATGATGACGAAGACCCGCTTACCTGGGCGGCTCTTGAAATGTTGGGGTACATCGCTTCCCCGGTAGTGGGCGTTAGAGATATTTCATCCTATGCCTTGCTGAATTACAACTACAGGTTCACTCCTGTGTCGGAAGTCACCAAAAGCCTGGGCAACCTTATAAAGGACGTTAAGGAGGCCGTCATAGAGTGGGATGATTCTGACGAGTGGCTTGACATTCTGAAGTCAGGTTACGAAGCGGCGGGTTACATCACCCCGTTCCCGTCAAGACAGACACAGATCACGGCGGAAGGGTTATACGATTGGTGGCGGGACGACAAGGATTTCAGAGTATCGGATGTTCTTTACTGGCGCAAGAAGTAAGCAACCACAACAAAACAAGCGAGGCCCCTCTTCGGAGGGGCTTTTTTATTGGGTCAAGAAGACTCTAGAAGGGGGTTTTTATGATGGCTAAGGAACATGTGAGATACAGGGATGAGGACGGTTCCACGCTGAAAGATTGGGTGCCTTACAAGACGGTCACTTTCACCATCGACATTTCAGACGATGATGACCTGTCCGATGCGGTGGATTGTTCGGGGTACAGGATAGCGGCCTTGCGTATGCCTGCCGCTTTGACGAGTACGACGATCACGTTCAGGGAATGCAAGACGGCTACCGGCACATTCAACGCCGTTTACGCCAACAACGCCGCAGTATCGGAGACCGTAGCAGCGGCAAGGCTCATTAGTATTGATGCCAATGCGGAAGCGTTGTCCGGTCTGAAGTACGTAAAACTGGCAATGGGATCAAGTGAGGCTGCCGACAGGACTATTGAAGCGGAACTCGTAGCACTCTAGGGGGGATTGCCATGTTCGTGAGAAGGCATAAATTACGTGCTTCCCCCTTCCGCCAAATCCTCTCCATCCCCGGCACGGTGGCCATATACGACCCCGGCAGGCAGATTGCCACCGGCACTACGGGGCAGGTGCTGACGGATTTCTCAGGCCGTGGCAACCACGGTCAACTCGGCTCCACGTCGGGCGAGGACAGCAACGACCCTGCGTGGAGTGACAATGCGCTGGTGTTTGATGGCACAGACGATTACGTTGAGTGCCCAGTGACAAAAACAGCCCACTTCACATGGCTGGTGGCGTGTAAATTAGCAGAGACAAGGGCAGCGCATATTGTTGCATCGGATATCGGATTTTCAACTGGGAAGGGGTACGTTCTAGGCTCGTACGTCACAAGCGGAACGCTATACCTCGTTTCTAACGCGTACGAATCGACGCCTGATAAGCCTGTGACAGACACAGTGTTTCCGATAAATACACCTGTAGTAGTGGGCATGAGATTCGGTACAGCAATAGATCGGATGCTGGGCGGGGCGATGGTGCAGACTATTCCCGTAGTTACATCCAATACTCGATGGACAGCAGGGCTTCGGATCGGGGCCAGTTTCAGAGACCCTATAAGCGCTCAATTCCGGTTGTTCAAAGGGAATTTTTACTACTCCCAGATGTTCAACCGCATGTTAACCGACGCGGAATACATGAGGGCATACTGGGCGGTTAAGTCCCTACTCGCCTCACGGGGGGTGGCACTCGCATGAGCGAAATGAAAGCAGAGTTGATGGCGCAGTTCGAGAAGCGTCCTAGACTCGTCAAAGACCGGGAGACGAAACGGCAAGCACTGATTCAGCGCGCCTTTGATGCGGAAAGGGGTGGCAAGGATGATACTGATTTACAGGGACAAGGCGACCTTCGACAGCGTTAGGGAGGAAACCCCGTTCATCGGGACTTGCCACATTCGGGGTGATTTCGTCCGTGACGAGAAGGGCGTTCCTATCAAGGCAGAACTGACGAAAGCCCCTGTTGTGTCCGCACCTTGTGACAAACTCGGGCGATACGTCCAATGCCACCCTTGGAGTGACGAGGACATGGCAGAGTTCGAAGCGTATTGGTCAGAGTTTTTCAAGGACGGCAGGCTGGCATGGGGCGAGGGTTTACCGGAGGATTGGGAGGCGATGGAGAGTGACGTGGAATAGTTCAAGACTGCCCCCGAAAGGGGGCTTTTTAATTGAAAGGGAGTGGTGTAAATGCTCTACCCTGCACGTTACACCTTGCCTCCGCTGATTCTCGGCTACGACTGGGACTTTTCTTTCACCTACGAGGTATCGGGGGCGGGATTGGACTTCACCGGCTACTCTATGTCGCTCAAGGTCATGGACTCCTACGACTCCGCTGTCCTTGATACGTGGACTTCCGGCGATGACGACATAACCCTTGGTGATGACGGCACGGTGGCTATCGTTATCGCAAGTGACGACCAAGGCAACCTGTCCGTGGGGAAAAAGAAGTACATCATCGAACTGACCGACCCTGATAGCGATGTGTCCCTCATCATGACGGGCGACTTCCCCGTGGTTGACATTAATGGAGCGTAAGGGGGTGACGGGGTGAGCGACATTGTAATCAAAGCCATAATGAGTCCTACGCCTGTCATAAGGCCGTCCAATTCTCCCGGATTGCAGGGGCCTCGTGGATGGGAGGTACAGGTCGAATATTCCGTTGATGGGGAATCCTGGCACACTACCCCTACCTCTAATGACTACTATGTCCGCTTCTCTACAGACGAAGGAACCACGTGGGGGACGGCGTGGTATATCCGTGGTGAACAGGGTGAACAGGGGGCAACCGGAGAAACAGGGGCTACTGGAGCGACCATTGCCTCCGTTGCCATTGTGGGAACAGATATTGTCTTTACCAAGTCTGATGCTTCTACCGTCACTCTGACAGGAGCCGTAACTACGCTCAAGGGGGATGCCGGAGCGGACGGAACTGACGGTGCTACGGGAGCCTCCATAATATCCGCCGCCTTCTCTGGCTCCGACATAGTATTCACCAAGGATGACGCAAACACTGTAACCCTTGCGGATGCGGTGACTACACTCAAGGGTGACACGGGGGCAACAGGAGAAACGGGGGCCACAGGTGATTCCGCTCCTGAAGTGGTGTTAAACTACTCCATCGACGGCGCAACCCTGTGGCATGAGACCTACACAGAAGGCGACTTGTATGTCAGGGTGTCCACCGATGGGGAATCCACATGGTCAGGTGCCATGAAGTTCATTGGTGACGATGGGGATGCCGGAGCGGACGGAACTGACGGGGCTACCATCCTGTCCGACGCAGTTGACCCGACCACAGAAGGCAAAGACGGGGACTTCTACCTTAACACCACCTCGTGGGATGTATTCAAGAAGATCTCCGGGGAATGGAGTTTGCAGGGAAACATCAAAGGGGCGTCGGGCGAAGGTTCCGGCGACGTAGTAGGCCCCGAAGGTGCGACCGCCGGGAACCTTGCCACATTCTCCGGGACGTCCGGCAAGATCATTCAGGATTCCGGGAGCAAGGTTGCGGACTTCGAGCCTGTCATTTCCACTAAAGGGACAGCATTCAATAAGGACTTTGGCACAGCGGCCGGCGATGTCTGTCAGGGTAATGATCCGAGACTGTCTGATGCGAGGACACCTACGAGTCATGGAAATGACAAGCACTCTGCCACTTACATAACCTCGAGCGATGTGACTTATGAGAACCTTAACGGTAATGGTGATGTCGGGACGGGCTCTTCTCAGGTTGCTCAGGGAGATCACAACCATGATTCGGAATATTCAGCGATAGCCCATGACCACGATGAAGATTACGCCGACATAGAGCATGACCACGATGAGGACTATGCGGATATTAGCCATAACCACAATGAGGACTACTCGCCTATAGACCACGACCATGAGGGAACCTACCTTGAGTCCTTCGATGTTATTGATGACACCACTCCGCAACTCGGTGGGAACCTTGATGTCAACGGGAAGACGTTCACGCAGACGGCATCAGCAACGTATGAGTTCGGCACGGATAACAAACAGGTGGACTTCAACTCCAACAATGCCCACTTTACCTTGGTCAACAACACCACCGGAACAACTATCGACTGGCGCAAGGGGAACAAGCAGACGGTTGCGCCGACCACTGACCCGACCTATACCTTCACGGCTCCCGGCGGTGCTTGTTCGCTGATACTCAAAATAACACAGCACTCATCGGCGGTAACGATAACATGGCCTGCCGCCGTAACATGGTTGGGGGCAACGCCGGACTTCGCCACGGATTCCGCAAACTACATTGTTTCCTTCTTCTACGATGGCACTACCTATTGGGGTAGCGTGGGGGAGGAAGTCTAATGGCTATCTCTCTTGTCGGAACACCAACGACTAAGGGTTCATCTGGAACAACAATGTCCGTACCATCAGGGTTACAGGAAAATGATGTGGTTTTTGTTATGCTTTTTAGCGATTGGAACACTACACCACAGGCCCCCACTGGATTTGAAGTAGGACAGACTGGGAGGGGGGGTTCTTCTGCCGTAGATTTTGGATGGTTTTACAAAGTAATGGGGGCAACGCCCATTACGGAAGTTGAGTTGACATATACGTATGCTCAATATACATGTGGCATTTGCTTCGCCGTTAGAGGAGTTGACCCATCCAATGTTCTGGATGTTTCAATACCGACCAAAACCACAGGTTCGTCGGGAATGCCAAATGCCCCTGCTATTACACCAGAGACAAACGGAGCAATGATACTGGCAATGGGGTTCCTTGATGATGACATTGTGTCTAGTCCTTCTGCTCCGAGTGGATTCACAATGATTAAATCACACTACGAGAGTAACGGCTCAAATTATAGCACTGCGATGGTTGCATATAAACTTTGGGAGAATACAGGAGAGGTAGACCCCGGAGCATTTGGCGGGTCTGGTTCTGATGATTGGGTAGGATGCACCTGTGCCTTGAGACCGTATGTGGAGACTGTCAATAATGTCATAGGAATGGGGTGTGCATTCTAATGGATATTCTTCTGCACAAGTACGGCAAGGACGGGAGGTTTATTGAGTCTTTCTACTCTCACTCCGATGTGGATGTGAAACTAGAAGACCTTCAACCTCCGAAGGGGTGTGTCTTTGCGGAACAGCACCCCTTACCGAAAGTCGATGACCTCCATATTCCCGTCATGGTTGACGGGGCGTGGACGGTTAAGGCGAAGGCATTCTACGAGCGACCTGACTATAGCCACGATTGGGACGAGGCGACGGAGTCGTGGATACCTGTTCCGGTGGTTGCGAGAGAATCCTCCATCCTTGACAGCGAGAACCTTATCAAGACCATCATCGCCCTCAAGGACAAGATTGAAACAGGCAAGGAGATACCGACAGAGATATCAACCCTTGTCGAAGCGGAGAGGGTGAAACTGGAGCCTGTGGTAGTAGAACCCATAATCAAGGAGATAACAAAGTAGCCCCGCAAGGGGGTTTTTTTATGGGGAGGGGTGAACGATGACAACGGCAGAGGAAGTCTTTGAGTGCGTCAAGATGATGAATAAGGGCGGGCAACTCATGACACCCCTGAACGCCCTCGGCGTGACGGCGCAAACCTCGCACGAGACAGGCCATTATGTCCATACCTGTGGGAAGGGGAACTACAACCTCGGCGGGATCAAGTGTAGCAACAATTGGCTTGACGGAAGGATACCTTGGAGTACCCGAAAGTGCGTCAACTTGCAGACGCAGGAATATTCGGGCGGTCAGTTTGCCGATTACAAACTTGCGTTCCGATTCTATGACTCACTTGAGACATACCTCAAAGACCATGCCCGTTTGATTCATTTATTCTATCCCGTCTCCAAAGCCAACGCCGACAACGTATGGGGCTACATTGCGGGGCTTCAAGGCAAATGGGCGACCTCACCCTATTACTATCAAGGACTGACAAGGATGGTTGTCCGGCTTGCCCCTGACCTGCTCGGCTTCAATTGGAGGCTTGCTTTGATTGCCTCGCTCCACGAATCCGTGCTGAGAAAAACGATACCCCTTGTCATGCGGGAGTACGTGGAGGGCAGGCTGTCATGAGCGTCACGCCCAACTTCCGGGATGACGAGTTCCGGTGTAAACACTGCGGGAAACTCGTATTAGATCCCCGGCTCCCTGTCCTCTGTCAGCAGATACGGACATTCGCATCAAGGGAGAAGGGCTTCGAAATCCCGCTGATCGTAAGTTCCGGTTACAGGTGCCCCGAACACAACGCCAGGGTCGGGGGAGTGCCGGACAGCCAGCACGTTCAGGGTAGGGCGGCGGATTTAGTGCCACGGGGAATCACAGCAAGGGAACTACACCGCTTAATTATGAAGGCCCATTACGAGCATCGCTTATCCTGCCTCGGCGGGTTGGGGTTATATCGGACATTTGTTCACGTGGACACATTCACGACAGGGAAACTCAGGAGGTGGCATGGGTGACGAAACCAACACTGACCAACAGGGTGGGCGACCTTGAGGTGCATGTAGGTGAGGTGACGGCAAGAGTGGAAAACCTTGAAGGGTGGCAGAAGAAGCAGAACGGCACAATCGTCAGGGTGGAAGAGAAGGTAGACAAGATGATCTACCTCCACTTTGCCGAACTCGCAACCATTGTTGGTGTGGCGTGGTACTTGGGCAGATGCCTCAAGTAGAGGATACCACCTTCATCCTGTCATTCACCGCATTTGATGCTCCTGTCATTCCGACAGCGGGTGTGCATGATTTCAGCTTCGTAATAGATGAGGATTGTAGGTTCACGGCTATTCGTGTCAAGGGGGAGGCAGAGGATTATGCAGATGATGAAGAAGTGGAAGGACATAACAGCAGTACCCACGAGCAAGCCGGTAGTGTACGCATTCACGTTGTTCTTGATGCTGATGATGATTGTTCTCCTCTTCAAGGGGAAGGACATTCCGGCAAATATGACAAGCCTGCTGTCGATAATCGCACCCGTGATCTACGGGGGATACTACGCCAAAAGCGGCTACGAACACCGAGTAGACAGGCAGTATGGCTTCAATTACGAAGAACCACAATACCCTCAAATGGAGGAAACCAATGACGGTAGCGACGAAGGCTGACGCAATAGTCGCAAGGTTCTTGACCGATACAACGATACCGATTACGCAGTTAGCCCGTGATTACGGGACTTCACGTTCACAGATTCGCAGAGTTCTCAAGAGGGCAGGTGTATACGGCAAGGCTTCACGAAAGCCGTTCATTGTGCCGGCTCCGAAGTTCAGTAAAAAAATAGCGTCCGTTGAAATTATTCTTGCCGACCTGCACATTCCCCACCATGACGAAGAGGCTTTATCCGTCGCCTATAGATACGCTCTAGACGTTCAGCCGGACAGGATATACCTGCTAGGTGATGTGTTGGACTTCCATAAAATCAGTTACTTCTCACGAGATCCCGAAGAGGATGACATTGCTGATGAGATTGAGAAAACGAAAGACTTCCTCTCGCAGTTGAGGGGTGACTTCCCCAATACGGAAATAGTCTTCGAGGGTGGCAACCATGTGTCGGGGCGTTGGGAGAATTACATGGCAGGCACGGCTATCAAGGGTGTCGATGGCTTGGACTGCGATCAAATCCTGGGACTTGACCAATGGGATATTCGGTACGTGTCCGCAATAGAAGAGAAGCAATTGACAGGCTCATGGCCTCATTACGGACAACTCTATCACATTCACGGGCACGAGTACCGTATAGGATTCGGCGCAATTAACATGGCAAAACTCATGAAAGACCGGACAGGCGACAACGTTATATTCGGTCACTTTCACCGGACGCAGGAATACTACTGGCAGAATATTTCCGGCGATGTTTACGGCTGTTGGGGAGTGGGTTGTCTGTGTGACCTTCATCCTCGGTTCATGCCGGGGAACCAATGGAATCACGGATTCGCCGTGGTGTATTTCAATGAAGACGGCACATTCATGGTGGAGAACAAGAAGATAGTTGAGGGGATGGTGCTGTGATGGACTACAACACCATCATTAACGATGACTGCCTCCATGCAATGCAGGGGTTAGAGGATAACAGTATTGACTCCATCGTTACAGACCCGCCATACGGACTTTCCTTCATGGGTAAGGATTGGGACCACGGTATTCCGGGCGTTGTCTTTTGGCAGGAAGCGTTACGGATAGCGAAGCCGGGGTGTCACCTTTTAGCCTTTGGAGGCACAAGGACGTTTCACAGGCTTGCCGTTGCTATAGAGGACGCAGGATGGGATATCCGGGACACGCTGATGTGGGTATATGGGAGCGGGTTCCCAAAGTCACACAACCTCAAGGGTGAATGGCAAGGTTATGGTACAGCCCTCAAGCCCGCATGGGAACCCATCATCATGGCACGTAAGCCCCTCAAGGGAACCGTTGCAGAGAACGTATTGAAGCACGGTACAGGGGCGATAAACATTGACGGGTGCAGGGTCATTGTAGGCGAGGGTAGAGAGCAGCAGCAGGGGCGAGATGGTGCGTTAGGGCCTGTCCCTATTTGTGGGCCACGAAATGGCGGGAAAGTTTACCCAGTAACCTTGGGTCGTTTCCCCGCCAACCTCATCCACGATGGAAGTGACGAGGTGGTGAGTGGGTTCCCTAACGATACCTCCCGCTTCTTCTACTGTGCCAAGGCGAGCAAGAGTGAGCGGAACATGGGGTGTGAGGGGTTGCCACTACCTGACGACAACCTACAAGGTCTTGATACCCGTGGAAGGACATTAGTTAGGGAAGATGGAAGCAAAACCCTTGTGGAAAGATGGAAGGGTACACCAAGACAAAATAACCATCCCACCGTGAAGCCCCTTGCCCTCATGCGTTACCTTTGCAGGCTTGTGACTCCACCGGACGGCGTTGTTTTAGATCCCTTCTGCGGAAGTGGGTCAACCCTTGTAGGGGCGTTACAGGAAGGGTTCAGGTATCTCGGCATTGAGAAAGACCCCGATTATGTGAACATTGCCTACCACCGCACAAAGGGCGCATTGCGGGAAATGGGCAAGGAAGCGAAACAGATGGCATTACAGGAGGTGGCATCATGACCAAATATAAGTGGTTGCTTATATTTTTAGCCATACTCGCCGGGGGCCTGTTGGCATGGTGGCTGTATAAGCCTGTGCCGACAAACCCTGTCGATGAGCAGTTGGAATATATCAAATACGAGATAGAGCAGATGGAACAGAGGGTCAATCAACTTGACCAGCGTGTCCGAAAGGAGGTCGGAAAAATCCGTGAAGATGTCAAGAAGGAGATTAGCACTCTTACTCGTGACGATGTTGCTGATGCTCTCAACGCTGAGTTGTCCGAGTTCCGCAGATTGGATATTTCTCCCGGCGGGGTCATCAACTTCTGAGGACGGCTACTGGTGCAGTGAGCAGGATGCCAGGGATACCCTTGCGATGGTCAGGACGTACAAGGCACAGGCTCAAGCGTGGGAGTCTGCGTACGAAGAACTCAGAGGGGAGATTACGACCTCCAATGATCTATTCAAGACGAAACTACAGGAGTTGGAGGACTCCATTAATGCGGAAAGACGGGCAAACAAGCGCAACCTCTTCCTCTACGCCGTCGGAGCCTTCGCCCTCGGATTCATTGCGGGACGGTAAATATTTCCCCACCATTGACAGAATCACGCCGGATACATAGGAAACTTACGTATTCCCCGTAAACCTGTAAGTTAGACTTACAACTTGCCACCTTATTATGTACTGCATACTGGACAAAACGTTACCCAGAAGTGCGGAAATAGCCAGTCGCAGTAACGTTTTACGGCGGACATTTTTATTGGACAGAATGCTAACCAACATTGACCCTGTTTTAGGGCATTTGTTGGTTAACAGATATAACCGGTACGTATTCCGCATTCAAAACACGTAAAGATTATATCAAATATGATATATTGGAGATGATGACATGGTAGGTTTCGTGGTGGGTTTCATTGTCGGTGCTGTCGTGGTGTGGTACAAAGACCCGATAGTCGCTTGGATCAAATCAAAACTTCCGTGGTGACTTCCGTGGTGACTTCCGTGGTCAACATGGGGGGTAGATACCCCTCATGTTTAATCCGCTAACCCTCCCCTCCCCCCTGGGTTGCCCCCTGCCGAAAGGTGGGGGGCTTTTATCGTCTCAAGCGGTTACAAAATGTAACCGTCTGACCATCTCGTGGACATCAGCAAAATGGTCAAGCGGTGACAATTCGTCACCGTCTGAGTTATTCGGAATCTTCGAAGGACTCAATCATGTCGTTGATGCCGCCGAGATGATACCATTCCGCCGATGTCAGCAATTGCGTCTTTTAGACGATCCCCGAATAGTTTCCCCATGCTTAAAGTCTACGTTATACGTAGCAAATATCAATAATCCTCTTCGGTATAACAACTTACACCATTTCCGTAGAAGATAGGACTTAAGACCTATTGTTTCTACCGATTACGTCCATTACTATAGACATCGGAAAGGAGGTGGTGTAGATGCTTAGGCTTAAGGAGTGGCGCAAAAAGAACCGGATGACCCTCGCAGAAGTAGCCGAAAAGATGGGATATTCCCTCAACACCGTCTGGAGGCATGAGGCGGGACGGCAGGGGGTTGTTCTGGAATCTCTGGGTAGTTACGCGTCTATCTACGGATGCCGTATATCTGACCTGATAGACACAAACCCTCCCGAAACCACGGGGGCAGTCTCGAAGCGTTCTTAGGGGTGGGAGTTGGCATGGTAGAGGATTACGGAAACCAAGACTGGGTAGTTGACGAATCAGGTACAGGTTGGGCCAACATGGGGCCGTATCTCGCTATCGGAGGGATGGGTAAGTTTTATGTCCATGTAGGCATCAGGAAAGAAGTCTTTCCCGGTTGGGACAAACCACAGGAGGAAGAGGAACTTTATTCGGAGCATATGAAGTTGGCAAGGTTTGTCGCATCGGCTCCGAAATTACTTGAGGCTTGTGAAACATCACTCCGGCTTTTGAACAATCTGAACTGCGTTGAAAGCGATGTGAGGAGATACAAGGAATTGCTAACTGATGCCATTGCCCAAGCAAGGGGGCAGGTCACTCTGGAGAGTTTCGGAAATCAATCAAATGGTAGAGGGAGGGGTATTTGATGCTACAGCAAGTTGAGACCGCACGAAGGAGGCATGTAAACAGGTCAGGTCGATGGTCGGAAATAAAAAGAACCCCCGCCATGCAGGGCAGGGGAGGAAAAGATCATTTCTATCAGTCTCTTATTCTAGCAGATTTGCGAGGTCAGGGCAATGCTTAAGACACAGGAGGAATCCATTCTCCGGTGGCTTGACGAGGGGCAGGAACTTACGCCGATGCAGGCACTTAACTCATTCGGATGCTTCCGGCTGGCGTCCCGGATATGCAACTTGCGTAAGAAGGGGTACTGCATCGAGACAGAGCGTCGTAACGGACATGCTGTTTACCGGATGGGGTGGAGAGCATGAGTTATTCCCCGGCTACAAGGGCATACCTGGAACATGAAGAGTTCGAAAAAGGCTTCTGTTGTGGTTGCGGGGCGGTTGAGATGGAGAACGGACTATTTGACTGCCCCGCTAATTTTGACCCGTCAGACAGTGGATGCGAACGGCGCGACAGGTACAGGGAGATCGTCACGGCGCTGAAGGAGATAGACATGATGTGGGGGGTGTGCGACTGATGCAGGACAAGAATATAACGCTTCCTTCCGAGCATATCAGCGCAAGCCAGATTAATACATATCTCCGCTGCCCGGCGCAGTATTTTTTCCGATACGTCCGGGGAATCAAGATCCCGCCATCGTCAGCGTTGACGCGGGGAAAGTGTGTCCATGCCGGGGTCGAGCATAACTACAGGCAGAAGATTGAAAGCCGCCAGGATGTATCTGTCAACGAGGTGACGGAATACGTTGCCGCCGAGTTTGAGGCATTGCAGGACGAGACACAATTTGAGCCTGACGAGGTGCCCGGACAGGTCAAGGATGTGACCGTGACCCTGGCGAAAGCCTACCATGTCGAACTTGCCCCGAAGATACAGCCAATCCTTGTTGAGCAGGAAATATTGCTGCCGATAGAACCTTACGGAATCCTGCTCAAGGGATACGTTGACCTCGTTGATGACAAACTCTGGGTTCGCGATACGAAGACATCTATGAGATCCCCGAATGCAGACGAGATAAACAAGTCCCTTCAGTTATCCGCATACGCCTACTCGCTACAGAAGATCACGGGAGAAATGCCGAAAGGCGTTGCACTTGACTACGTTGTCGCAACGAAGGTTCCAAAGGTGGTTGTTCTGGAAGGGACACGCACGGAACAGCAGGTAAACAGGTTTGTCAACACGGCGGCCAGGGTAGGACGCGCTATCTCCGAGGGGTGTTTTTACCCGTCAGAGCATAACTTCCTTTGCTCCCCGGAAAAGTGCGGCTATTGGGAACTGTGCCACAAGGAATTTTAAGGGGGAGGGAAAACAGACATGAGCAACCTCGCGATTATGGAACAGCAGAAAAGCCTACAGGCGAGTGACCCGGCGGCTGTAGCGGCGGCAGAAGCGGTAAAGGCGCGGATTCAGTCAGCCTACCAGATGGCTATATTCAGGCCCCGCTCAGAGGCAGGGGCGCGGCAGAAGATCCTTGACGCATGCAAGAACAAGACCTTCGCAGAAGCGGCAGAGTACAGCAAGCCCGTCGGTGGGTCTGCTATCAAGGGGCCTTCCATCAGGTTTGCGGAACTCGCGCTTCGGGAGTGGGGCAACGTCATTGTCGAAACACAGATGCTTTACGAGGATATGGCGACCCGGAGGGTGAAGGTATCCGTTCTTGACCTGGAGACAAACGCATCCTTCGGACGCGACATAACCATCAGCAAGACCGTCGAGAGGGCAAACGCTTCCGGGAGGGAGGTTGTAGGACAGAGAACCAACACTTCCGGCAAGGCCGTCTATATCGTCAAGGCTACGGATGACGCGATAGCCAACAAGGAAAGCGCACAGATTTCGAAGGTTGTCCGCAACGAAGGCTTGCGCCTGATCCCTGCCGATATTGTCGAAGAGGCGATGGACGAGGTCCACAGGACGCTCAAGTCGGCAACATCTAAAGACCTCAAAACGGAACGGAAAAAGGTCGCCGATGCCTTCCTTACCCTGGGGGTGCCCGTTGACGAGATCGAATCTTACCTGGGGCGATCCATCGAAAGGGCTACCGACGACGATATCGTCAACCTTCGGAGCGTCTATAACACGATCAAGTCCGGTGAATCGAAGTGGGCAGATTACATGTATCAGGCAGAGAAGGAACAGAAAGCGGAGCAGAGGGCTATCAATCTTGAGGAATCGCAGAACGCTATTAAGGATGCTGTCGGGAAACTCAAAGAGAACAATGCTTAACCAGTTTAACACGGGGGCGGGGCTTAACCTCGCCCCTACCGTGGAGGGGTTGTAATGGCGAGGGCTAGGAATATTAAGCCGGGGTTCTTCTTGAACGACAAATTAGCCGAGTGTGATATATCGACAAGGCTCCTATTTATTGGGCTTTGGTGTATCGCTGACCGTGAGGGGCGACTCAAAGACAGGCCTAAGCGAATCAAGGCAGAGGTTTTCCCTTATGACGATATAGACGTTGAACCTCTTCTGGAACAGTTGCAGGAGAACGATTTTATCATCAGATATTCCGTGGATGAACACGAGTATATCCAGGTGGTGAACTTCAACAAGCATCAGAATCCCCACGTAAAAGAAGCGGAAAGCACCCTGCCTCCATGTCCTGATTATGAACAAGCACCAGAAAAGCACCATACTTGCACCATACAAGCACCAGACTTGCACAGTTCTTTCCCGGCTGATTCTCTGATTCCGGATTCTCTGATTCCTGATTCCGGATTCTCTGATTCCCTTCAAGATCATGCCCATGTCGAACCTGTTAAAAAAAACAAACCTGCCCAAGCAGAGAAAGCCAAGATCATGTCGAAGGAGATCCAGCGCCTTTTCGATTCCAAGTTCTGGCCCATGTATCCTAGGAAGGTTGCCAAGAAGGAGGCATTCAACGCCTTTAAAAAGCACTTCCCAACGTCACTATCGTGCGACGAGTGCAACGTTATATTTCAGAACATGGGGAGATACCTTGCGAATCTCCTAGCGGAGAAGAGACCAGCCGACAAGATTCCTTACCCCGCGACCTTCCTAAACCGTGAGGACTTCTCGGTCGAACCGGAGCCGATAGACACGGGCGAGTATGAGTTCGTCGAGGTGGAGGCGTGAGGGTGCTATCCCTCTTCAGCGGCATAGGAGGTTTAGACCTCGCCGCTGAATGGGCAGGGATGGAGACGGTGGCATTCTGCGAGATAGAGCCGTATGCCGTTAAAGTGCTTGAAAGGAGGTTCCAGGGCATTGAGAATCACGGAGACATTACGCGATTCACCAACCGAACGCTGCGAGAGCTTGGAGGAAGCCCTTTCCATCGATTCAAATGCCCCGCCGACTACAACGGAACAATTGACGTTGTTCACGGAGGCTTCCCCTGTCAAGATTTGTCAGTTGCAGGCAAGCAAAAGGGATTGTCGGGGGAGCGCTCCGGACTCTGGTTTGAAATGCTGCGAGTCATCGCAGAGTGCAGACCCGCTTTCGTCCTTGCTGAAAACGTGCGTGGAGCGGTCAATCTCGCCCTCGATACCGTGCAAGCCGGAATGGAGGACGAAGGATACAAAGTCTGGGCTTTCGTCCTTCCAGCTGCTGCATTTGGTGCGCCCCACAAAAGGGAAAGACTCTTCGTCATCGGCGTCAGGAGCGATGTGGCCCACGCCTTCGCAGAGAGATTACAAAGGGGCGAACGGGGATACGCATTTCTTGAGCAGGGAGCGCCCGCACTTGAGCCAGCTTCCGAACGCTGTGAAGGTGGCTTGTGGCCTACACCCTGCGTCCACGGAAACTACAACCGCCGCGGACTGAGCGAGAACAGCGGCGATGGACTGGCGACGGCGGTCGCGAAGATGTGGCCGACGCCGAAACGACAGAATGCAAATGGTGGCCCGTGTCGGCATGGAGACGGTGGACTGGATTTGCAAACGGCGGCCAACGGAACCTTAAATCCCGCTTGGGTAGAAATCCTCATGGGCTTCCCCCTCGGCTGGACTGACCTCGACTGCGACGAACCGGAGCCGTGGCCCGGATGGCCGGCGTTGATGGGGGAATCCCAATACCCCTACGAACCGCCTCGTGTAGGCACAGGCATACCGAATAGGGCGAAGCGTTTGAAGGCACTCGGAAACGCCGTAGTTCCGCAACAGGCGTACCCGATATTCAAGGCCATCATGGAGGTGGAAGCGTGACCAAAGAACGTCCTATCCCAATGTCCCTTGACTCTGAAAGGGCAGTCCTGGGGGGATGCCTCCTTGATGCATCATGTCTGTCTTTGGCTTCCCGGACGCTGGAAGAGAGTGACTTTTTCGACACTCGGCACCGTCAGGTATTCCGCGCCGTCCAGGTCGAAGCCTTGAGGGGCAACGCCGTTGATGAGGTCATTTTGGCGCAGAAAATAAAGATTGGACAGTCAGAACTTGCATCCTACATCGAGGCTATCCCGACATTGCAGACCTTCCAGAGGCACCTTGCCATTGTCAGGGAGAAGGCCGTCAGGCGACTCATGGCAGAGCGGGCAAGGGAGATATATGCCCTCGCCATGAGCGAGAAAAAAGCCATTACCGACGTAACACAGGAAGCACAACGGCTCATTCGGGAATGCTCCGCATCGGAGCGGATTGCTCTGTCTGACCCGTCGATACATCAGGAGGCTTACGAGGCGCAAGTCAAGGCATGGGACGGACTGCCAGTTTTCCGCACGGGTATTGATGCCGTCGATTGGGACATGGGGGGCGGTATTCTCCCCGGCGAGATCCTTTCCCTTGTCGGCGGAGAGGGGAGCATGAAAACGAGCCTCGCGCTCAAGGCGGTTGATACGTATTTGCAAGAGGTCGGAAGGAAAGTCCTGTTTGTGAGTTTGGACATGCCGGCCTACCAGGTCAATCTTCGGAGGCTCATGCCCATCATCGGCCTGAACGAGATGGAGATATTGGAGGCTATCAAGTCCGATTCCCCGGAATACAAGCGCGCCGTTGATGTGCTGACGGAACGCGACGCGGGACTATTCCGGGTGATTGACGGGGATTACACCGTTGCCGACCTCGAAAGAGCCATCAGGACGGAATCTCCCGCCGTGGTGGTGCTTGATTACCTGACGGCAGTTGCAGGATTCAAAGACGAACTGGACGCTGCCCGACAGGTGACGGCTGCCCTTCGCAGATGGAAAAACGAACTCGGTTGCGCCTTCCTTGTCTTGAACCAAATGTCCGAAATTGCCCTTGCTAATCAGCGACATGGCGACGTGGGAACTGGCAGGGGCCTCGGTGGAGGCTCCATCAGGAGACTTGCCGACGTGGTGCTTGAACTCTTCAAAGACAAGGCCCCGACGAGTGAGGACGGCACGCCGAACTTTGACACGACTCCCAGGATCATTTGTTCGGTTGCCAAAACGAGGCGGGGTCAGAACGGCAGGCATTACTCGCTCCACTACGAGGGTAAGACGATGACATTTTCAGGGTCTGCGTCGCCAGTCAGCATCAGGGGGAAGAAAAACTCTGAGGCAGTCTTTTCAGATGCCCAATTTGGGGGGTTCTGATGATGATCGAAAACGGATGGACAAAAGAACTTGAGCGGTTAAGAGCGGAGAACACCGAATTGCGGGAGATGTTGGAATACGTCAGGCTCGTCAACCAAAAACAGAGGGCCTTAATAGCCAGGATAAGACGGGCGAACAACGAAAGGGTGTTGGTACATTGAAAGACCACGGTTCGCAGATATTTCCATACCGCAAGGGGGAAATCGAGAGAGGAAATTATCAATTGGATTTTGCTTGTCCGTACGCTGGAAGGGGTCAAGAGTGAGATGGCACACTACATCATCACGGACAGGCTTAACAATTATGACATCCACAACGCAAAGGACGCTTATACCTATCTCATGGTCGAGTGTGGCGGGAGCATGGGCGCTTTTGGGTTAGAGTCACTTGACACTTTGTGGGGCGCATATCGGGAGAAGGAAGAGAGTAACAAGGATCTATTGAATGCACTGGATGACTTAATTATGGCCTGCGAACTGCCCGGCGACCATTGCGAAGTTGCACAGGTGTTGGAGTATGCGAAACAAACCATCGCCAAAGCAAGGGGGGAAACCTAATGTACGGCGAACTGATGAGAATTGAAACACTCGTTGAACGTATCGCTGAGTTAAAGGAGGCTAACCGCAGATTGCAAACGTTGAACGCCGAACTCGTGAGTGACCTAAAGGAAGCCCAGAAGGGCTACAGGGTGGCCGACATGGGGTGGGGTGTGGAGTGTTCGCGGCTTTATAACGAGAACGAGCGGTTGAAGAAAGAGAACGAGGCCTACAAGGACATGTTTAACCGGATACGGAATCTCATTGAGGTCATCACGGAGGACACAGGATGCGTAAACTCACCCTGCTCCTGCTGACCGTCCTGCTGGTCATGGTCGCCGCCAACATCCACCTTGAACGTGTCATTGAAACCCAGCGTGACATGTACGCCCGTGACACTCAACTCGCCTACAACGCAGGAGTCCGTCACGGCATCGAACAAGCGGTTGACTCTTCACCCGATGTGGAGGCACTTGCCACCCTATTTGCACGATACAGACACGCTGACGCACCATCTTTCGCCAAATGGGTAGTCTATTACTCCGCAAAGTACCGTGTGCCACAGATAGTACTAGCCGGAATGGTCATGCAGGAGTCATCCGGGAAGCCGAACGCACGATCCAGTTGTGGGGCTATTGGTTTGACACAAATTAGGTGGCGATTTTGGGGGCAAGTACTCATTGATGCAGGAATATGTGTAACGGAATCAGACCTGCTTGACCCGGAGACATCCATTGAGGCGGGAGCGTACATTGTGAGGACGTTGCTAGACAGGTATGGCGGCATCGACGGGGCACTCCGGCACTACTCCGGGAACGCCAGAAATTACACCGACAAGGTGATAGGGAGGGTTTGGGGATGAAGGGGAAGATTGATAAGGACGGGTTCCTGTGGATAGAGCGCAAGGGGGAATGGACAAAGCAATTCTGCCCATTTGTTGGCGATGACTGGTGCGGTCAGTGGTGCCCCCTGTTCGGGGAGCCGGAGTTTATTGATGGACATCCACGGTTTATTGATGGACATCCACGGCTTTCGCTATGCAGAAAGGTTTTAGAGTTTGTCTCATTAGTGGACGAGAGGGGGCAGGAGTGATGGATGCAATAATAAATGTCACAGAATCCAACAATACATGCAAAGGGAAAATATATAAAGGCAGGGTCAGCCAATATCAAACAAGAGACGGAATAATAGTTTTTAAGACCGAACTGTACCCACTAAAAAAATTATCCTGCCCAGGATGTCCATTTTGTGGATGGATAGAGGATAGCATTTTTATGGATGGCGTTGAGTCAATAGTGGGTATGGAATCTGTAGAAGATGGGGAACTATATACCTTTGCCATAAAAAATGCGTGCGTAGATTACGAGATGGGTAGGGCTTATGATTGGGATTTTTGCGTGGTGCCAGTAAATAGCGAGGAGGGGCAGGAGTGATGATGCCAACGACGAGCTTTAGGTTACTGCACGATGCTAGGGCTTGCAAGGAGCGGTATAGATTCTTGGCCAAGGCGCTGGGTGGGATTAAAGCCTACGGGGTAAATACCCCGATAACCCTGTTACAGATACTGGACATTAACGGTTTCGACGATGCACTGTGGGCACTCAGGGCATGTGATGACGCGGAGACATTTAGCCGCCTACTAGTATGTGACTACGCCGAGCATGTGCTACACATTTTTGAGGCCGAATACCCCGATGATTACAGACCCCGAGAGGCTATCGCTGTCTCTCGCAGGTACGCACGCGGTGAGGCAACAGATGCAGAATTATCCGCCGCATGGCCCGCCGCATGGTCCGCCGCAGGGTCCGCCGCAAGGAACGCCGCAGGGTCCGCCGCAGAGTCCGCCGCATGGTCCGCCGCAGGGTCCGCCGCGG